AGTACCGTAAGAAGCAACAATAATCGAGTCAGTTTCCAACTCCACAGCTCTTCTAATAGCATCTCTATCCTCACCAGACATCGTACCAGAAACGAAGTACACTTTTCGATCACCCGCTTTATCTTTGATAAGATCGTATATTGCTTTTCCATGTTTGTCAACATATTGATATAAAATTAGGGTATTACCTTTAAGAGTCAAGGATAGGTTGCGTATAAACTTATTTCTGGGGGCATGATTAATTAAAAACTCAATCTCATTCCTGTATGGTGCAGCTTTGTTTAGGTTTCTATAATAATCATCATACTTGAGCACCACAGCTTTAATCTTAAACTCAGAGAGATGCTTTTGTTCAATCAACTCAGCTGTTGTGATTACTTTCTTTACTGTACCAAACAATCCTTCTAGTACTAGCTTATGTGTTTGCGATCCATCAAGTGTACCAGTAAAACCAAACCTATACTTACAGTCCATAAGATTCTGCATGATGGTTGTAAGGGACTTGGCTTTGAATAGATGTGCCTCATCTCCTATTACAACATCAAACTGTTGAAACCATTTACGAGGAAGTGTGTATATTGATTGCCAAGTGGATATGTAGATTTGTTTATCACAGTCTTTCTCTTGGCCAGAAAAGATCTGATGGCAGTTCGACTCCGAATCAAAACCATACTCCTCAAAATCACCATACATCTGATGTACTAACGTAGTAGTAGGTACAATCAGCAGTGTTTTTAATCCGTAGTATCTACAGATCAGATAAATCATTAACGACTTACCGGAAGCAGTTGGAGATAGTAATAATGATCTTCTTTTTCTTATTGCATGTAGAGACGTTGCTACTTGATATTCTCTAGGCTGCTTAGTAAGTTTAATAGATTTAAAGAAATCATCAAGGTCTATATCACCTGTATCATCCTCGAAGTCCGACAATAACTCAACAGGGTAATTATTCTGATTAGCAAAGTCTTTAATATACTCTATAAGACCAGCGTATATGTGATGAGTGCCGGAATTGAATAATCTAATCTTACCGTCCCATCTTTTATTTCTAACTGAAGGAATAAAACGAGCACCAGGTACTTCAAAGGTAAAGTAGTTACTCAACTCCTGAGCAATACCATCTTCGCAGTGTACCTTAACATACGTCTCGTTATATCGTTCTATTTGTATCATAAGCCCATTTTAAACTTTTCCCACTCTACAGCGTTCTTAATTAAATATCCACGGTTGTTGAGAGTGCGAATAATGTTTTCGATAATTTCGATCTTATCTTCTGTAAGTGTAATTCTTTGTTGTATTATTTGTAGATCATTATCAGACTCCAAGTACATTAGTATATCTGATTTAAGTATCTTTAATGGTTGTGGATCCCAACTATATTGTTTCAGATCCTCTTCGGGTAAGATACCCTGATAATACTGATGCTTTAGTTTGTATAGCTTCTTAAAATCACCATTCAGCTTTGTATGTAAAGCCTTGGCCATATAAAACTCTTTTAAGTACTTGGAATGGAGCTGTGGAATACGTAGAGACTCTTTTCCAAGCTCTGTCTTATCAATCTCACTATCCTTTTCCCATTCCATTATTAACTCATCTGTCTTCATACAGTCCTCCACAATTGAACTGTATTCTACAGCAAAAAACCTGATGAGTCAACTATATTCTTGCAATTGTATAGTTCACATACTCAAAAGTTACTGATGATTCTAAGTATGCAACATCACCCGCAGTAGATACGAAGTTCAACTCTCCGAGGGATATTGGGAATGCATCTCTAAAGGTTACTTCTATATTGGGGTTTTTAGCGCTAGTCATAACCATTAACTTGATGTCTGAGCGAGTAGTTGAATTTGGATCTGTTTTGATAGAGTTATCCAAACCGTAGTTATTTCCGTACGTACCAGGTGTCAGTGTGGTAGGACCGCCTATACTGAACATCCAGTTCCAGATCTCCATGTAATTAGTGAGATCTTCATCTACCATAAAAGAGAAGCTGAGTGGAGAGTAATTTAAGTGATCACCAGGTAATGGAATCTTCTCAAAAGGATTAAGCATATCTACTGAACCGACAAAAGTCAAGCCAGGAATAGCAGCTGATTGCAAAAAGAAGTTCAGTAGAGGAGCTCTCTGAAGAACTACTCTAAAGTTATTTGGGGATAGAAAGTTTCTATTTGTAGGTGTATTTGTAACAGCACTCATAGTGGTTCCTTTTCTACTATTTATGCAAACAAAAAGAGAGGACCCGAAGGTCCTCTCAAAATTGCAGCTATGTTATATTGTAATTTTTATATTCAAATTACATTAGATTGTCGATTAGGACTCTACGATAGTAAACATTGCTATCTTTGGTTAGAGCACCTAAACCAGCTGTAGAACCTTCTGCGAATGGGTTTGCAACCATTCCGTAACGGGTCTTGAAGCCAATCTTTGGTTGGAAGCTGTCAGGATCAACAGCACGAACCATTTGTAGAGGAACGTATGGGCAGTAGAATAGGCCAGCGTCGAATGCAGAAGCACCCTTATAGCCAACTACCAAGTAGTTACCTGTTGCATATGGATCGATGTAAACGCGGATACGACCGTTTAGTACACCAGCGAAGGTGTTACCAGTGTCATCAACGTTTAGGTTGTTGCTGTTTAGAGCAGGAGCGTAATCAAGAACACCAGCCATCTGAAGTGCAGAAGCAACGTCAGAAGAACAGATGATCATGTTACCTTTACCACGACGAGTAGCCTTGGCGATTTGGTTAGCTTCACGCTCAACTTGGAACATTAGACCCTTGAACTTCTCAACAGACCAGCGGCCGTTTGAGTCAGTATCTAAGTCGAAACGACCAGCTGTAGTTGTGTTTTCTGAAGCACCTTTTGTAGCTGTAACGTTGATTGTACGAACAACTTCACGGTTGATCTCAGCAAGGATCTCAGCCGATAGGATGTTTGACAATTCCGTTTCAGCGTCAAGACCGTGGATTGCTTTCAAGTCTTGTGCAAGTTCCATTGAGTACTCAGCTTTCAGAGCACGGGACTTAGCTGTTACAGTTACTTTCTCGATTGAGAAAGCCATTTCAGCAAATGCTACGTTACTTGCAGTTCCTAAGCCTTCTGCTTGAGCAGTAGACATACCAGAACCGAAGTTATAGATACCGGTTTCAGCTAAGTTAGCTGTACCAGTTGTTGTGTTACCAGGATAGCCACCAACATGCTTCTGACCTAGTGTATTAGCACCAGTAACAACAGAAGAGAATGATGTGTTAACTTCATTGTAGAAGTTCTCAACACCGCTGTTGGAGCTATTGCTGTACTTGGAGCGCATTGCGAAGATCAAACCGGTAGGACCAGTCATTGGCTGAACGCCGCAGATGTCATAAGCGATTAGATTAGGCATTGCACGGCGAACTAAAGAGATTAGAACTGGATCGAATGTATCGATATCAGCGCCGGTCTGGTTAGCAGGTGCAGCTTCTGTTAAAGTTTGTGGAACATATTGATTAGCTTCACGAAGAGCTCTTTCTGTGTTCTCTAGAACAACAGCTGTTACGCTTCTGCGATGCTGATCTTTAATAGGTGCCAAATCTGGGTGAGCCAGAATAGGATCCCATTTATTTTGTAATTCTTCAGCTAACATCATTTTTACTTCTCCTTACGAGGGTTAATAGAACTCTATTATTTATTATTTACTTGTTCTTGCGATAGAAGAAAAATAACGCTTGATATTACCGTCTTGGAAAGAAACTTTAGTTTCCTCGTTTAGATCGTTGTTACCAATTGCGTAATCTTCTTCAGAATACTGATATGCTGGTTGTGATGCTGGGAAATAGTTTTCCTTAACTAGCAATAGTTTTTGTTGATATGTCTCTGCATTGTCAAAATCAATACCTTCTGCTAGCTGACGTAGCTTGTCAACCTGAGTAAGTGCAAGACCTTCTGCAACTTGATTGAAGATATCGTATTGAGCAAAGTTATCAATAGATCTAGCCATCTCGATGTTTTCAGAGATTTGAGCGTTTAACTTATCTTCTAGTTCTTCAACCTTGTGAGTTAGAGCTTCTAGTACATCTAACTTATCATCAGGAATCTCGATGTAGTTTTCTGCAAATAGATTTTTTAGACCATCCATGAATTCTTCGGTGATCTCTGAACGAAGAGAAGCTTCAATAGCTACTTCATTCTCTTTCATCCATTGCTCTACACAATAGTTGAGATAGTCATCTAGCTTCGAAGACAACTCTTCTACGATTTCTTCAACAGACTCTTCTAGTTTCTGTGCGAATGCTTCTTCGATACCTGCTACTTCTTCTTGAACGCGAGCATAGATAGCTGCTTCAAAAATTGTAGTTGCTTTTTCTCTGAAGTCTTCGGAGAGGTCTTCTCCGTTAAACATTGCGTCGATGTGTTCTTTCATTGCTACCGAAGCCTTATTCTTAGCTGACATATCTCCTGTTGGAGCTGTGTTGTTTTCTGGGTTTGTTTCCTGCTGACCATTCTGATCTGCATCGATTGTTTGTGGGTTCATATCACCCTGTTGCTTTGAATTAGGTAGCATGGTTTTCTTTGTGCTGGGACTTGGTACCATTGATACACCAGTCTGTCCACCACCCACTGATAATTCATCTAATTGTTTTCTTGCCATTTTGGTTACTCCTTAAAAGTATCTTTATTATTTATATTTTAAAATTTTACAGTGAGCGGATAAATTCCTGGAATACAAGAATTTTCTGTTCTTCTAAGTTCCTGCTCGAGGTTTTTTGAATAGTTTTCTTCATCTCTTCTAGCTTTTGAGCTTTAAGAATATCGCCATCCCAAACCCACTCAACACCCTCCATAATACCTCTCACAAACGCATCTGGTGCTGATGGATCAGCTACAATGTCAGCTGCGGTTGCTAAACGGAAGTCATCCTGTACTTCATTGATACCTTCATTGTTAGATCTTAGTGATCCAAGGCCTCTTGAAGAAACTCCAAGATTAGCACCCTCACTCATAAGATTTTTAACAATGTTTCCGTAAGGAGTATCCATAATCTTTGCTTTACCAACAAAGTTGGAACCTTCTCTGACTAGAGAACAGATCATGTGAGAAACTCTATCTAGGTTAATGCTAGGACCCTGTGGGTGACCTAGTTCACCAAAAGCTCTTCTCTCTTTGATGTACTCCTTATTATATCTTTCGACTTCCTTTTCTAGGATGCTGCTCTTGTACATTCTACCATTTCTGTTTGGAATGTCAGCTTGCATAAAGATACCTTCGATGAAAAAGCTCTTCTTTCCTTCTTTTTCTTCTACAAGGAATTTAATACTCTCATTAACTTCGCAGATGAGTTTCATTCTTGTTCCTCTTAATACTGGCTAGTATATGTTGATACTTTTTGGAAATCTACAATCAGTGAGCAATTAGCTGCTGTACAATTTACAACAACATTTGCTGCTGGATCTATTTGCAATGCAGCACCCGCACCAGCAAAATCCATGTATGTAGAAGTATCGGCTGTTTGAATAACATTGGCGCCGCGGCTTATTTTCCAGTAACCGGTACTATCTAGGCCGTACCAAACTTGGTTAATATGAAGGCCCGATACAGTTTCAGTTGCATCTAGGTTAGCCGATGCAACAGTCATCTCTGTATTTGATGTGAAAAGAACTACAATCTTTCCACCCTTTTGATTTGATAATACTCTACTCGCCATAATGGAGCTCCAATTGTTCTAAGAAGTCTTCCAACTGCTCTGGATTGTTTTCTAATATATCTTCAAAAACTTCCTTGTTTTCTTCTGAAAGATTTTCGTATATGATAGCCAGAAGATCGGATAAGTCTGTATCTTCATCTAGATCAAAAGATTCGCCCAGCTTCATTGGCTTACTGTAATCATTAGAACGTAATACATCGTCGTGAAGATCATTCAGACGTCTGTTGATATCTTTAATACGTTCTACATGGTGCCAACCAGCTTCACCCTTACTCATATTCTTCTTGTCTGTGATCATATCATAGTGCTGGGATAGAGCTTTTGTAATACCTTTTATGCTCTTTGCAGCATCTTCATGATTCTTTTGGAATACCATATGAGCGTTTTCACTCTCATCAAGGCCTTCCAACTCTTCCTTCATGCTATCTTTGCTGTGCTTTCCATCACGATCTTTGTTGTTAAACATGATATCATAAGCATTTACAACACCGGCTTTTCTTTTCTTTGGTAGATCTACAAATTTACCACCATGCTTGGCTTTAACTTTATCTAAGTAGCTGCGAGCTGTACCAGCTGATATCTCATCCAACTCTTCAACTTCTTCAGCAACCTTTTTAGCACTTGCTGTTGCAATTGCCATCTTCTTACCCATTGGCATATCAGGATTTGATTTTTCAATTCCTTTAGCAATACGCTCGCGAGCTTTCATCTCTGCTGGAGTTAGATGCTTTTCTGTGAGGTGTTTGATTTTTGCGCCCATCTCTTGAGCATCGTCAAGTTCGTTATCAGATAGATGTTCACCCACCTTGATACCATCGCTAAGATCCTTACCTACTTTGTGGACTTTGTATTTTGTCTTACCGTCAACTTTAACTGGCTTAACGTGGAGTGCCATTGGGTGAGTCGATTCGTAAACCTTCTCATCATTACCTGGATTGTATCCGTGCTCCATCTCACGATCCACTGTCTTGATATTCTTAGCATTGAACAGTTGATCATCCTGAGTACCTCTGTCGTCTAATTTAGACTTAGCGGTGATATGCTTATCTTTGAAACGCTTCTCATCTTTTGATCTTGGAGCATAAACCTCCAACATGCTTTTAAGAGTTTTCGCCATCTTCTGTATCCTCTTCGGTGTAATCTTCGTCGCTATGGAATTCTGGTTCCTGTTGAGGATTGAAGAATTGTTGAGCAACTTCTACTTTTTTTTGTTGAATAGAATCAAATACTCTACTCATCATTAATTCATTAAATACATCCTGCACCTTCGATGGTTGGCCATCGTAAGTATAACGTACAAGATCACTCACATCATGTTGTTGTGTATCGACTTCCATTATTACTCCTATTTATTGTTGCGGTGGCATTGGTGGAGGAGGCGGATGATATATCGGGTTCTGTAACTCAGCCATGATATTTGCATCCAAACTCGCAATGTCCTCATCACTTTGTTTAAATATATTTCTTCTTACCCAATCATTGGTGTAGTACTTACCGATAAAAGGAGCAAGCTGATTAGCAAGACCGATTCTAGCATTGAGTACATCGGTCTCCTTCAACTCTTCATAGTAATTGTCTTTGGAGAAATCGAACTTGATTGATTGAGAAATATTCTTCCAGTCATCAACAGTTACGATACCCTTCAACACCAATTGCTTCTCTAAGCACTTTAAAAACAGCTGAGAGAACTTAGCTCTCATTCTGTTTACGAACTTAGAGAATTTTACTTCATCTCTAGTAATTTCAGTAGCTCTACCAATGGAGTAGGTCTGCTCTGATTGTAATCTTGTTACCGGTACATTTAGAGATTGGTACAGCTTTCTCTGGAAATATTCTACATCTTCCATCTTACCAAGATTCTCACCACCAGGTAGTGTTGTAATCTCTGTACCCTTACCACCTTCACGACGAGGAAGCCAATAGTCTTCCAACATTGTCATGAATTTTCTATCATCTCTCACTTCACCGGTAGACGCGTCATAAACAAGCCGATTCTTATGACGTACCATCATATCTCGAAGATATTGTTCGGCTTTCATCTTCGGTAGATTGCCAACGTCAATGTAAAATATTCTTCGCTCTGGAGCACGAGATATTCTGTAAATTACAGTAGCATCCTCGAGTACTCTTAACTGGTTGAGTGGTTTAATTGCTTTGTGCATGTAGGAAAGGACCATGGTACCGTTATTGTCCATTAGTCCCGATGTACAGTGTACGATAGCATCCTTAGCAATCTTAACACCAACTGCTGAATAGGCAGCTGCACCACTTCCAATACCTTGGGCATTGTAGCCCTTTTCATTATATACAAAGTATTCTTTAGCTGTTTGGGTAACAACAGCATTAGTTTTTTCGTGCTTCTTCTTTCTATTTTCTCTTACTTTACGAATCTTTCTTGGATCAACCTGTCTCAACTCCTTGATACCAAGTGATGGATTACTCTCATCAATTATGACGTGATAGTATAATCTACCATCAATATACCATCTCTTAAAGATTTCGTAAGCTCTACCTTCGAAGTCAAGAAGGTTTTTAATGTTGTTAAATTCAGCTAGAATGATTTTCTTTACTTCATCCGAGTATTGAACATTCTCAAGATTCATATCAACAATCTTGGAATCTGATTCTTGAACAATTGCTTCATTAACAATCTCTTCTACAGCTCTATCTATGTCGGCTGTAAGAGACATATCTCTATAACGGGTAACAAGCTCTGCCTCGGTTCTAGCAGTGCCTTCTAAATCTACGTAAGTACCATATGCACCACCAGCGGCGACAACAACCGCACCATCCTCATTGGCCTCAGGGGCAAATGATACTGGTGGTTCTTCAGGTACACGCTTCTTAAACTCAAATCCAAACAAACTGGCCATATTATCCTCTTGTTAGAAGAGGGGCGACTGCCCCTCCCTTATCATTCCCAGTAGTCGTAAGACCAAGAAATACTATATTCCTCAATACTATCAGCTGAACCCCAATCAAGACCAATTTCTGCTACATTGGTTGGGAAACATCCGACTAATTTAATAATCTTCAATGGTGGTCCTTTTTTGGAGTATTGGGTGACTGTTAGGTCAACTTTATACTCGCTTGGAAAGGCTCTGAAGTTTGTGGTTCTCTGGTTGATGATATCAATCCAGTTTTCTACTGCGTTTCTGATGATGAAACCTTCATCATTCATTACAGTGGTTGACCAATCGCCATACTGTCTCTCGCCAGCAATCTTGATATTTCTACCACCATAAGGAACAGTAATTGTACCTACTGCTGACGCCGGAAGGCTAGCACTTCTTACTAAGAAAGGGCTGAAAGGGATCAGTGGTGCTACTCCAGGTGGTGATGATAAGAACACCTGGAACAGCGATGGTCTTGCAAAATCGGTAGTACTAACTAGCGATTTGAAAGCATTAATATTGAAAGCCATTTATGATTCTCCTTGATTAAAACTTACCAACAACTTCATCGAATGCAACACCTGTTCTAACAGCAACAAAGTTCAGCTGGATAAAGTTAATTGATTTTGCTGGCTTAACATATATATCTCCCACAAATTCATTGCGGTCGACGATTTCGCCAGTGTTATTGGATTCATCACAAACAACTCTGTAGTCGTAAATACCTCTACGACCTTGGACATCTCTTAGGAACGGCTCGACTAATGATACGAACTGTGCTCTTGTAAATTCATCGTTGAATTCAAATAGAGAGAACTTAGCAGCGGTTGCGATCGCTTTCTCAAGTACGATAAACAATCTACGAACGTTGATTCTATCAAATGCACTTGGCTTAGCCAATGCTGTCTTATCACCAAACAATACTGTACCTTGACCTGGGAATGTTGCAACTGGGTTAACACCATTCTTATATAATAGGTCTCTGTCAGCTTGGTCTGGATTGTAGGCTAGCTTAACTACGTTCTTGATCTGACCACGATTGAAACCAGCTGGTGAGAACCATGGATCTCTTGTTGAGTCTGTACGTACGCATAGACCAGCGATATCACCGTTTAATGGAACCCAACGGAATACATCGTTGTACTTATCGTACTGATATTTGTATCCAGAATCGATAACAAGGTATGAAGATGAACGGCATGAATTTCTAAAATCTACTGTATCTTGTGATTCATCTTGAGCTGAGTTATTAACAACGTCAGCTTTATCAGGAGATGCTAGTACGATACAGTCTTTACGATTTTCGGCAATATTATCAACTAGGTAGTTAGCAATTTGCTCACCATTAGTACCTCCACGTGACTTACCAACCATCAGTAAAGATACATCAACATTTTCTGCTGAAGCAAAAAGATCATAACCAGCTAGAATAGCACTCATTGCTGCATTTGATTCTGGCTCACCATCTTGGCCTGAAACAAACGATAGGTATAAAGGAGTATTATCTAAGCTAGCGATGTTGTTAGCTGTATTGGAAACAGAACCTGCTCTATCATTAGCAGCCCAAACATACTTGCTGCTTTCATTGATAACTGTTTTATAGTAGTTTGCTGCACCATCAATAGTTTTAGCATTAGTTGCTCTTGATACACCCTTGTAAACTTCTAACACAGTACCTGGAACACCAGAGAATATACCATCTTCATCAGACACTACAACATGTAATTCATCCTTTGCAGATACATTACCATAAGATGATTGGTATTGTGAAGTACCTGGAGCTGAGTCAACAACGTTGAAGTACTCCCAATATCTTGGAACACCACCAGATGTGAATGTATTTGAGCTCACAGCAGATGATAATTGTAGCTGAGTATCTAAAGATAGTGAGAAAAATCTATGTGTTGAGTTAGAGAAGCTGCTATTAGTTCCCATTGCTACTGGAACACTAGTGATTCTCATATACTGTTTACCAATTGAGTTGTTACCAACTTCTATAACATCATTGACTTGGAAGGTTGCTAACATAGTAGCCATTG